GTTGTCTTCCGGTAAGCCGTAATGTTGAAGCACCTTGCGGTGCGATTGCCATGGCCGAAGCACCACTCATAAGTTGAGTAGCGCCCGACATATCACCAAAAGCCATTCGCATACCACCGACTCCCATTTCAATAAGTTGTGGCATATGTGTTCCAATGTGGTTAAGGACTTGTTTCCACAATCCTGGCCCTTCGTTATATTGTAACGGGGCGATCATGGTGTGGTCTTTAAGAACAGTGGTGACTTGGGAGAAGGAAGTTGGGTCGGAATGAGATCTAGTCTTGGTTGGTACTTTGGTTCCAATAAACTCAAAATGAGCAAATATCTCAAATTGAACTACCGAACTAGCTACAGGAGACTGCACTGCGATAAGAATTGGTGAGTCGCCAATGGCGCCGTAAGCAGTTGAGACGAACTGGAGTTCCAAGGGTTGGGTGGGACCAGACAAGGACACAGAGGCATCCCAAGATTCAGGATCAGACACGGAGGTAACTCGCATCGTCCTGACATAAGGGAAATTGTCCCAGCTAACAAAGCTGAAACCGCCTACTGCATCTGTATGATCCGGGGTTTCCCCTGGTAACATCAGACCTCCACGTGTCATCATGGAGTCTACAGAACGAACTCTTATGCCTCCAGCAACACAGCGACCTTGAACATTGCCGGCAGTAAAGTCAGCAGTTGAATAAGGCAGGTTGAGCATCTGAAATGCAACTAAGTTAGTGTAGTTTGTGAACAGTGTGTTCACGTTGCCAACTGAAGCAGCAGTTGTGCCATTAGCACAATACTGATCATTAGCAAGCATTGGTGACCAAGAGATAAATCCTAATCCAACGGAGTTGGTAACGATTTGGCCTCGGATGAAGCCGACAATCTTTTGGGAGGGCAACGGAAATAAATCAGAAGGAAGACAGGCACCAGGAGGAGCGTCAAACGGGTTGACGACAGCATCGAAATAATGCTGAACACAATCAGGAACACGGTACCCAAGAGTAGCCTTACCTGTAGATGAGACCAATTGCTTGGTGGGATTACGTGGTTGAGGTATAGCTTTTCCATTGGGTGTAAGTTTTTGTTGTGTTTTCTTTCCGCCTTTCTTTTGAGGTTTAGTGGTTGTTTGCATCCGAAATTAGAACGCAGAGAATATTGAATTCGGATCCCGGGATCCCACAATCCCGGTGTTTCTCTGCGTGGGCCCCGAAGGGCCTAATCAATGCTTTGAATTCGCAATGTCACCGTCAGGTGGCTTATTGGCGTTCCATCCGGCATCATGTCTTCGTACAGTTTTCCCCTTATTCGTTGATGGGGTGTTGCTGACGGGAGTGCTTTGAGGAGGCGCCTGAGCATCTTGCGTAGATACTCGAATAGATTTGGTGTCTTTGTTAGGGCTGTCTCGATGATCCAAGTTGGCTCGAATTGCGGCAGGCTGTTTGTCATCCACGTTCTTCGGTGGTAGTGAAGCATTTGGTTTAGTGTTGCTTGGACCGTTTGTAGCGGGGTTCGGAGAGGTATCCACGGCTCCATTTGCGCCCTTTCTGCCATTTGTCTTAGGCTTCTTGGGTACAAGATCAGCGTTACTACCCGGGTTGCGTATACGCAACTTCTCGGAGGTTGTGGGCTGAAGTTTAGGTGGTGGTGGACGAACGTCTCGCTGAACGGGCTGAGGGTTGGTCTGTTTAACATCCAGTATGTCACTGTTAGAAACAACCATTTGGGCAACTTTGTTGGCCTTTGGTTCAACATGAGGGTGGAACATTGGCATTGTGAGTAATTCATCAAAAGTGGTTATCTTAAGTAAATGCGCCTCGAATTCTTGATATTGAAAATCGGGCAGGACCGTTGTAACGTATGCTGCAGCCCAGGATCCAACGTCATTGGGATATTGATCTTCCAATGCATATTGTGATCCCCAAACAAGGGGGTGGGCAAAAACGTCGTCCTTTTGTAACTCAGCACCTGCAATTTCCTCAACCTTACGTACATAATTTCCTATAATAGGTGTATTAGCATCTGTGAGTAGGTAAGATCTGGCTTTCTCTGTCAATTTCATTTTAGGAGTGACATTAACAGGCAAGTTTACAGTTAAGTGTAGTTTGATCAATTGGCGAGGAATATCGCAAGTAGAATTGCAATCTCCAAACCAAACATCAGGACCATAAACTCGTGCTAAAAAATCGACTCCAAAATTTCCATGAAGTACTTCTTCCATAATGAGGATCATGCCCCACTCTTTTGCGGTTTTCTCCATAATTTTGGTGTCAACGTCCATAGTTAATGAATCATCACCACCAAAGAGGCCCATTGCATTGTAGGCTTCTTGAGGAGTATAAAATGTACCGGTGAGTGGGTTTGTGGTGCGTCGTCGGCCGCAATAATCCATGAATTTGTTGACGATACTATTCATGATTGCTGTTTCGGGAGAGCCTGATTTCCTTTCATTCTTTGTCAGGTAGTTATGTCCGTGTTTTGTCACAGCTTTAACACCAGTTTGTTTTCTCTGGAGCTCATGCAAAAAAGTAATTTCGTCAGCATGAAAGGAACGCGCAGTAAGGCGACGCTCAAATTCACGAATGAGGTTATTAACTCTACCATCAAATCTCTCATAATCTCCTTTACCACAGTTCTTTTGGGCCCTTTCGCACATATAAGCTACAGTATTTGCAACTTCGCGAGGTTTCTTTCCAAAAGCATACCATGGTTTCTGAATAGTATATTCAGAAAGAGCATACATGTATTGAGAGTACTCTCTTTTAAAACGCTCCAGGCACAGTAGAAACTACACGCGGATCTTTACAATCCGGGTAGGACTCGGCCTTCATGAAGGTGTCATAGAC